CAAAGGTTAATTGTGCTCGCGCAAGGACCAGCAGAAACCACACAGAGCCACGGAAGGCTCAAAACCCCCACAAAATCAACGACCGCATGGCATAATAAGGACCAAAGACAACCACCCGACACCAGGCCAAACCGATAAAATTGTGGGCCATGTGTGGGGCAGGAGGACGACATGCGGCACAAGTTCACCAAGACCTGGATCGAAGGGCTGACCGTTGACGCCCGGACCCGGTACACCGACACCAACCACCCCACGCTCAACCTGCGCGTTACACCGGCCGGAACAAAGACCTTTTATTACCGGGCCAGGCATAAGCACCAGGGCATCATCGAGCGGAAAATCGGCACCTTTCCCAAATGGACCCTGGAGCAAGCCAGGAGCAAAGCGACCGAACTGGCGGCCAGCTTCAACGCAGGTATCGACCCCGACGCGGTCGCCAGGGAAGCCAAGGCCCGGCAGAAACGCGACAGCCTGACGCTGAACGAGGCCATCGAGAGCTGGCTGCAGCACTTTGCCAAGCAGGTCCAGGACGGAGAGCGCCGCCCCAAAACCCTGAAAAACTACACCGACATCCACAACCTGCATGTGCGCAAAACCCTGGGGAAAAAGACGCTGATCGAGATCACACCGGAAACCTTCAACGCCTTCATGCAGCATGGGAACCACGGCGCAACCAACCACAACCTGATCCGCGTGATTGTCAGCAGCGCCTACAAATACGCCAGCGAAGCCACCGGGACCGAGTACACCAACCCGACCAGCCGCACCCGGCTGCGCCCGACCGGTAAGCGCGACCGTTACCTCCGGCCGCATGAGGTTGTCCAGCTTTTCGAGGCGCTCGATGAGGAGCCGCCGTTATACCAGGACTTAGTGCGGGCCATCCTATACACCGGCCAGCGCAAGGGCGCCGTCTACGCGATGGAGTGGGCAGAGCTTGACCTTCAGCGAGGGCTGTGGACGATCCCCGCCAGGAAGATGAAAGGCAAGAAGGCCCACACCGTGCCGCTGATCGATGAGGTCACCCAGATCCTGACCCGCCGCCAGGCCGACAGCAGCAGCCCCTACGTTTTCCCCTGGCGCGACGGTAAGCACATCCCCGCCGGGCATTACCACTACTGGCGAAGGATCACCAAGCGGGCCGGGCTTTACGCCGATGACCCGAAGGACCGCCTGACCATCCACGATCTGCGCAGGACGCTGGCAAGCTGGCAGGCACGGGAAGGCGTCGGCATCCAGCAGATCAGCCAGACCCTGGCGCACCAGGACATCAGCCTGACCGCAAGCGTTTACGCGCACATCAACGCCGAAAGCACCCGAGCGGGCATCCAGGCGGCAGTGACAGCTATCAGAAAGGCCGCCAGTGCAGCCGAGCAAGGCAAACAAGAAGTGGGGCCACTGGGGCCACTGGGGCCGGACGGAATCGACGCCATGCTGGACGCCATGACCGAAGACGAAAAAGCCGTGCTCTTGGCACGGCTGAAAGGGGAAGTGGAAAGCGGGAGCAGTTAGGTGTGGGTCCGCACCGCGCCTTCGAGGAAACGCTCCAGGTCGGCCGCCCGGTACCGGACCCGGCCGCCGATCTTGAGATAGGGGAGGCGATCACCGTGGCGGCCAGTATGCCGCCAGGCCGCAAGGGTTTTAGTTGAGCATCGCAACACCGCCGCCGCCTCCTCGGCATCCAGCAGGCGCTCGGTTTTGGGGTCCAGTTTCATGCCGTCACCTCGATTTTGAACTGTTGCTGAAGCACCGCCAGGTGGTAATTACGCTCGCCGCGCAGCGCCTGACCTACGCCGCCCATCACCACCGGAACCAGCTCGGCCGGGATTTTGCAGGCGGCGCATCTTCCGCCTTTGGGGTATGTCTTTGGCTGATTCACGCCACCGCCCTCACTGTTTCCGACACGCCAAACTCGGTGCGCAGCACATACTTGATCTGGTCTATCTCCCGTCTGAATGCCTGCTCAATACCGGCGCGTGCAAGGATCAGGGACTCATCCGTAATGCGCTTGGCCGTGCCATCATCGAAGCGCATAACGATATCGGTCAGACCGCCATTACCAAGGCTGGTAATGCTCTGCTGTAGAGCGCAGACCCGGTTCCAAAGGCGGGCCGCTTGTTCAAGCTGTTCCGGTGTCATTGTTCTGCTCCTTGTTGCGCTTGCGGGTAACGTGCCCGGCTGATCGGTATCGGTCCATCATTCGTCGATAGGTATGCGGCATATGCTTGCGCATGGCGATACTCAGGCAGTCACGGTCACGGCCAAGCTCGGACGCGATCTGTCCGAGTGTGTGGCCACGACTGGCAAGGCGGGTAATGGTTTCTTTGGGGATGGGGTTCAGGTCGTATCGGCGACCGATTTTGCAGGGCAGGCCAAGCCGCTTGGCGTGATTCGTGACTGTCCTCCGGCTCACGCCAAACTGTTGCGCTATGGTCTCGCTTGGCTGCTCAAGCCACAGATCACGCAGCAATCGATCATGCCGCCCCTCCTTTGCCCTTGCTGGCATCGATGATGGCCTGATTTTCCCGATGCCGCTCCATTGGCTGCTCAAGCCACAGATCACGCAGCAATCGATCATGCCGCCCCTCCTTTGCCCTTGCTGGCATCGATGATGGCCTGATTTTCCCGATGCCGCTCCAGGATCGCGGCTGCTTCTTCAACCACAAAGGCCGGAGCCGCCGGGGCACCGATACAGCCAAGGCGCGAATCGAACACCAGGGAGGCGCCGGATTCATGCTCGATCACCAGGCGCATCTGCTCGCCCGACATGCCGTAGATGCACCACTCGCCACCCTCCCACACCGGCGGGATCGATTGGCCGGAGTCGATCATTTCGCAGGACTTGTCCAGCGCCACGTCCAGCGCTTCAACCCGCGTATCCAGAGACGCAACCTGGCGTTTCAGCACCCGGTTTTCAGCCGACAGGTCCGAAACGACCTTCTTGTTCCGCGCCACGACTTCCTGGAGTTCGCGCACCCGCTGTTGGGCTGATTTCAGGTTTTTCTGCATCCGCTGGGGATTGAGCGCCCGTAGCTCCTTAACCTCGAGTTGAGCCATGCGCCGGTCTTTTTGAGCCAGCTCGAGTTCGCGCTCCACGGTTTTGACCTTGCCAGCAAGGGAATCACGCTGCGCGGCCACCATGCGGGCAGCATCAGCCAGCCGCTCCATTTCATCATTCAACACCCGGACGGCATCGCGCTCCGCATCGCGCTCCGACAGCAGCCGGTCAGCCGCAGCTTCGAGATCGGCCGCCCGTTCAGCCAGGCCGGGATACGCCTGCAGCATTGCCACTGCAGTGGCCACCGGGTCAGCACCGGAACGCTTCAGGGCCGACACCTCGTCAACGTGCGCGACCTCTTTCTGGCGCAGCGTTTCCCGCAGTTTTTCCGCTTCGGCCTCAGCATCCGCTGCACGTTTCAGCGCCTGCTCCAGCTCGTAGGACTCCAGACGGGCGGCCATTTCAGCCGCCGATACCACCGACAGATCGCCCATCACTTGCCCCCCAGTACACGGCCACCACGGCGCAGAGAGAGAATCGTTTTTTCAGCCCGCGCCAACGACTCAGCATCCATCAGGCCGCCATTCATGTGGGCCTGCAGCAGTTGAATATCGGCGTTAACGACATCGCCGTAGCTCACCAGGTCCGGCAGGATTTCATGGCGAACCGCCAGGTTTACAGCAGTAGCGGCCAGCTCATGGGTCAAGGTTTCAAAACGGGACATTTTCACAACAGCACTCCAAAGGCGCCCCGGAGGGCGCCGCCAGGTTTCAGGTTATGCGGCCGGTTGGCCTTCGGCTTCGGGCATGACCTCGCCCTCCAGGGAATCAGCGGGGTAGCTGAAATCGTCCCCCACCACCGAGCCATCCAGCCAGCTCCGGTTATCCTGGCCGCCATAATCGGCCTGTTCATCCAGGCCCACCGCCTGCTGCATTTCAACCGACACCGGCAGGTACTTGAACAGGCGACGGATCACGGTTTTTTTACCCATCTCGACGTAGTGCGACACCCAGGGACCGGACTGCCCGGCCTTCGATTGAGCGCGAACCGCATCAACCTCGGACTTCCACATCACCTCGACTTGGTGGCCGCCGCCCTTCAGCTTCGCCACCGCATAGAAGGCAATCACATCGCCCCGGTTTTGCACATCCCGAGAGGGGACGTGGTGCAGCCGCTCGTCCAGGCCATAGGCGAAATCGAAGTCGTCACCGGCGTACACCTCATGGGCCTGCAGGGAGACAATCTGGCCAGACCGGCGGGCCAGGTCGATCATGCCCCGGTAGCCGACAATGAACTGAGCGTCCATGCGCCCCTTGTTGCGGAAGGGCACCAGGTAGGCATGCCCCAGGGCGCCGCCCAGCTCCAGACCGAGCTGCGAGGCTTGCATGATGGACCCGAACAGCGAGAGCGGATCGCAGTCGCGCAGGACCGGGGTTTTACGCATCTCCGTCAGGGCAATGCGGCTGATCCGGTCAGGGGAGATATGGGACGGCAGGGCCGCCGCAATCTGCGAGGTAAACCGGGGGTCTTTGAGCATGCCCTCGATGGTGGTGGGCATGGGCTTCTTGGCGGCCGTCTGGGTTTTCGCCAGAGCGGCAGCGGTTTGCTTGGTGCGGTTTTCAGTAGACATGGATCGTCCTCCGGGTTTGTTACTTAAGCAGGAACCGACGGGAGCCGGTCTGCACTTTGGTAAATTGAGCGGCCAGATCAGGATGGGCCTTCTTGAAGGCCGACGCGTCGAAGCGCTCGGAGTCCTTCGCTTTTTTCCAGCTCGCCAGCGGGGCGCCGAATTGATCCACCAAGACGGAACCCTCACCCATCGCCCGCTGGATTTCGGTTTTCAGCCCAGACAGCTCCTCCTCCTGGGCCTTGATGGTGGCGGCCAGTTCACGCGCTGCAGCCACCTGCTCGGCCACTTCAGCCGACGCCAGAACCTGGGAACCATCATCGGACGGATACGCCAGGGACACCTCAGCCGCCGTGACCGGGTCGGGGCGCCGATCTTCGATGACGTGATCGAACCACCAGCGCGTGGCCTGCTCGATCAAGGGCGCCGCCACGTCCTCGGAATACACCAGCGGGTAGTAGCGCAGATCGACACCGCCGGGGCCGAACAGCTCGGCCGCCAAATCCCACTCGCCATAGCCAAACACCGCCATACACTGCGTGACCTGCAGCAGGTAGGACATGGGCACCTCGTCGGTACCGGACGCGCCCCATTGCTCGTTAAGGCGGCCGGTTTTGATCTCCAGCCCCTTGCGCTGACCCACCACCAGGCGATCAGGATTGCAGCGCACCCAGGGAGCGCCCTTCATGGCCTTAGCGCGATGACGGCGCAGTTTTACACCGTGGTCCTCTGCGTAGAGTTCAGCCACCACCGCCTCGGTTTTGATGCCGACGCGCACCCGCAGGTTATCGGACAGGTCGGCAGGCTCACGACGGCCGGTCTTTTCCTCCCACAGCTCTCCGGGGGTTTTCCAGGGATTCAGGCCCAGCGCCGTGGCGACCTCTGAGGCACCGATGCCCATACGGCGCTCCAGGTGCCAGCGCTCGTCATCCGACAGGGCCGCGATATTGGTGTCACCGACCAGCGCCGCGCACCAGTCGTCGTAATCGGACAGCATCCCCTTGTTCAGCTCAGGCAGGTAAGGGGTCACAGTAACGGGAGCATTCATGGATTCGTCCTCCGGGGGTTTGATGACGCCGGGTTACAGCCCGGCATCGAAAGCGTCCTCGGCCAGCAGGGACTCCCGCTCGACCTCGGCCAGATCAGCCAGCTCGGACACCAGGCGATCAAACGCCTTATGCCAGAGCCGGACATACGCAGCCGCCAAACGCTCGCGGGTTTCAGGCGAAACACCACGCGCCTCGATGGCTTCAATTCGAGCAACCGCATCGGAACCGGCCAGCTCTGCATCCACATCAGCGACGGTAAACTCGACGCCGCCAACCCAGACCGAACCGTTCAACAGCTCCTCGGCCAGACCCTCCTCCAGAAAGGCCCGCGCTTCTTCCGCGTCAACCTGCTGGTAGTAGGCGCCCAGATCACGCTCAACCGCGCACATCATGACAGCGCCTCCTCCATCAGCGTGGCGAGCCACAGCAGCAGGACGCCGCCGAACATGAAAGCAGGCTGGACCAGCCAGTACGCCAGGGGAGCTGAATCGTCAGGCACAAGGCCCAGGGAGAGCATGACTACCAGTGCGCCAATGGCGCGAATAGCAGAGATGAAAGTGAGCATGGTTCGTCCTCCGATGCGTTAGCGTGTTGGCATATTGGGCCATTATGGACCATAAAGCAACAGGGAGAACCAAAAAAATGACAAAAAATGACCATAAGGCCATTCTGTAGGCCAAAAAAAACCGCCCTAAAAGGCGGCTTTTCAGCGATTAAAAGGCATACCCGCTAAATTTCACATTGGAACCGTGTCACAACGCCGACGATCTCCCAGTGTCGATCACCGCCGATCACCGGATAGCGGGGATTGAGCGGGACCAGCATGGCCTCACCAGCATCCACAACCAGCTTTTTAATCGTGGCCTCCGAGGAGCCATTGACGCGGGCAACAACCACCCGCCCAGACGTCGCCTCGACGCCAGGTTCAACAATGGCAATAGCGCCATCAGGGATACCACCGCCCGATGGGGACACCATCGAATCACCCTCCACACGAAGCGCGAAGGCGCCAGGCCCAACCGGACCCGCGACATCAACGAAAACCGCCTCGTCATAATCAAAACTATCCAACGACTCCCTCCAGCATCCCGCCTGCACCCGCGACAACAGTGGTACCCGGTACACCGGCCGCACATTGCCATCCTCAAGCCCAGCCATACGGGCAGCAGCCTGCCCATGAACCAAATCCAGCCAACCAGTCGGCAGGCCCAGCTTAGATTCTACATGACGGGCCAGTGAAGCGCCGATCTGGCGTCTTGGGTTTTTGCCAGCGCACCGAGACACCATTGTCGGATCGCGCTCGATCTTTTCGGCAAAGGCCGAGTTGCCACCCGCCTGGTCGATCAACAACCGCATGTTGCTGAGGCGAACGTCATACACGCTATTCATTGTAAAACCAGCCATAAATTATGCGGCAAGCCGCCCGTGCCGAAGGGCCGGGGGCGCCTTTTTAGTAATACCAAATATAGATTAGCAACAGAGAACCCGCCCGATAATGGACCAGCAGAAAAGGATATATTGACCACTTTGGACCATTAGGCCACAATGGCAATGAACCAACCGAGGAGGACGACGCCATGATGACAACCCGAGACTACTGGTACTCGATGACCGAAGCCGAGCAGCACGAACTGGCCGAGCGATTGGAAACCGGGATTGATTACCTGAGAAAGATCATGACCCGCCACCGTCAGGCAGGGCCGAAGCTGGCACGAAGATTGGGAGAGGAAACGCCGTACACCGCTGCAGATTGGCGCCCTGACATTTTCGGACCACGCCATGCGGCATAACGAAAAAGCCCCGGACCACTGCAATGGCTACCGGGGCGCGTTCATTTCCACCGGAGGACGAATCCAAATGGACAAACCATCAATCGTTTTCAGAGGTTTTATATGAACACCCAAAGTATCGCAAAGCAAACCGCCCCACGCAAGCCAGCGAGGACCGCATGCCAGCCTACCGCATAAACGACGCCGAACAGGACACGCTGGAGACATTGCCAGCGCTGGCCGAACGGCTCTATCACCGCATCCGCAGAACCATGCACTACGGGACGGGCACCTGCGGCATCACCGCGCTGATTAGCTGGGACGGATTTGCACAACGATTGAGCACACCAGGGCGCCCAGGCATCGCCGCCGAAACCGTCAGCCGCGATCAAGTACGCCGGGCCGCTAAGCATCTGGAGCGGGCCGGACTGATCCAGATCCGCAGCGACAAGAAAGCCCGTCGCCTGATCATCGACTGCCTGAAAGCCGACCACGACCAGCAGCAAAAGCCGCCCGAGAACCCGCCACACAACCCGCCCTACACCGAACAGGCTCAGGGCCAGCAACCACGCGGGCTGCAGGCAGTACAGCATGGAGAACCCGCACCAAAAGCCGCCCGTGTTTGTGAAAAAGCCGCCACATCAAACGAGCAAAACCCGCCCGATAACCCGACCGATGGCGAATACCTGCAAGCCCACGAAATACAAGGGTTTTTTGACCGGGCCGACAGCATACCCGACCTAGAACCAGCCCGACCAACCAGCGAATACCCGCCCAATAACCGGAGTAATACTACCGTACCGTACCGTACCAACGCGGGCGCGAACGAAACCGGAAGTCAGGCAGCACCAACCGAGACACCCAACCACCCGATGCAATGGGCGCAGTATTTCATCGCCCAGGGCTTCAGGATACACAAGGTCCAGACACCGCAGACCATGCCGATGTTTGCCGAGTGGGTACGCCATGGCATCACCACCGACGACCTGGACAACGTCGTCCTGATCGCCAACACCAAGCTCGGACGGCAGCCGGACAGCCCGGCGTACTACCGCAATTTCCTGAGCCAATACCTGATCGAAAAACAACGCGCCCGAGCCGAGGCTGCAACCACGGCCGCCCAGCGCACCACCGGAGGACACCACCATGAAAACCATCGCCCAGCTCACAAGCTCAGTGCAGTCGAACGCGTCGCGGCCGCAAACGGCTACGACCTCCACGCGGGACGATTCCTCGATGACGCCCCGAATTGGTGATCGCCACATCCAGCAGCTCTGGATCAAGCTGACCCAGATGTACGGGCACCGCTGGACCAGCGCCTACGGGGACCACGACGTCGAGGGCATCTGGCTGCGAGTGCTGCAAGACCTGAACCCGCGCCAATTGGCCGCCGGACTCGACGCCCTGGTACGCAATGGCGAAGCCTGGCCACCGACCGCTCCGGAGTTCCGCGCCCTTTGCGAATCAGCCAGCCTGCGGGCCTACGGCCTGCCGGAACCCGACCAGGCGTTCAATGAGGTGGTCCACAACGCCCACCGTCCGACGGAAGCGAAGTGGAGCCACCCGGCGGTCTACATCGCGGGCCGCGAAACCGGCTGGTTTGACATCCGCCACGCCTACCCAGGCGACAAATGGGATGAGCGCTTCTACCGGGCCTACCAGATCCTCTGCCGCCGCGTGATGGCAGGGGAGGAGGTGGATGCCGAGATCGCCGCCTCCCTCGAGGACACCCGAGGCCAGAACCGCCCACTCACCGAACAGGACCGCCAAGCAGGCAGCGCAGCCCTGCAGGCGCTCAAGGAGGCCGTGCGATTCCCCGCCGAGTTGGGGAAGTACGGCTGCCCGAACTGCGAAGGGGAAACACCCGTGGACGCAAAGGATTACCGATTGACCCGCGATCTGCGGGAATTGACCGAGTACCTACGGGAGTCGGTCAGTGAGCAGGATGCGCTGCTTGTCGAGGAGGCCATCGACCGCATCCGGCACCTGAACGAAACCAACCGGGCGCTTCAGGGTAACCAACCGGAAGCATCGGAGAGTTCAAGTCGTAAACCGGCAGCTTACAACTCAGACCAGGAGGCCGCCCAATGATGACCAACCGAGACACCCTGGCGGCATACCAGGCATTCACCGATGAACCCACCGCCCACGGCTACGTCTGGTTTTTGACCACCATGCTGGACGCCTACAACCGGGAGCGGGGCAACCCTGCCCACGCGCCGGTACGCACCCAGGCTGAGTTCGACGCTTTCTGCCAGCAGCAGGTCAGTAACCCCGACACCCTGCAGGCATTCCAGCAGCAGTACCGGGAGGCCAGCGCATGACTGATTTCAGCCGCGAAACCTGGACCCGCCCCGACCAGTACCACATCGCACACCCAGCCGGGTACAAGGTCAGCCGGGGCACCGACCAGGACGGCAACCGGGTATTCCTGGCCTGGCAGCCCCGAGCGAAAGAGAACCTATCGCCCATCGGCGCCGTGCAGACCCTGGGGGTTTTCAAAAGCGCCAAAGCCGCGATGAACGCCTGCGAGAAACATCACAAAGGAGACACGCCATGAGCCGCGCCATCATCTGGACCGCCCTGCGCTGGGCCATCTTCGCCGCCGCCGTGACCGCCGTCACCGGCAACGCGATCACCACCAACCTGCTGACCGGGTACAGCGTATTCATCCTGGTCACCGCCGTTATAGCCGCCACCAGCAAGGGCGCCGCACCAGTACGCAAGCTGCCGCCAAGGGACGCGCTGCCGACCATCCTGACCGTGGTGGCATTGGTGGCCGGGGGGCATTGGTGGAGCGCCGCCGCCCTGGCCGTCGGTTTCACTCTGCTGCTCGGGGCCGGGATGAAGGCAGAGCAGCAAGCGGCCGCCTACCAGGACCAGGGAGAGGAGCATTACTGATGCGGATCAGCGAGGAGCGGTACCGGGAGTTGATGACCAAGCGGGCGAACGAACCCAAACAGGCGCGGGAAGCCGCCAACGTGACCACAGGTGCCACGAAAGCACCGAAGCCGAGCAACCGCACCACACAAGCAAAAAAAGCCCGCCCACGGCCACAACATACGCCAGGGCGCATGAACAAAACCGAAGCCCGCTACCTGCAGGACGTGATCGAACCCCGGCTCAAAACCGGGGAGTACCGCTCGGCCAAGTTTGAAGCCGTCAAGCTGCGCCTGGCCGACCGGACGTTCTACACCCCGGACTTTGCCGTGGTGAATGACGCCACCGGAGAGATCGAGCTGCACGAAGTGAAGGGGGGCTGGATTGAGGATGACGCAATGGTGAAGTTCAAAACCGCCGCCGCGATGTTTCCCGAGTACCGCTGGAAACTGGTGCAGCAGAAAAAAACAACCGGACCCTGGGAAACCCTGCGGGACATTTGAGGAGAACAGCATGACCGCCGAAGCCTTCACCCAGCGCCTGAAACTGCTCGCCCAGGCCACGACCGAGGAGGCCGCCGCCGAGCTGTGCCGCGCCTTCCCCGGTAAGCGCCTTTACATCCCAATGGACATGCCGGAGCGGCACCCCATCAGCGAGCTGATCGGATACGACCAGGCCAAGAAACTGGCATCGGCATACGGGGGATTCAGCATCGAGCTGCCCACCGGCGCAGGCATCCGGCAGTACCAGCGGGACCAGGAGATCGTCGCCGCCTACAGCGACGGCACCCACGGCGTCACCGAGCTGGCCGCCCAGCACCAACTCAGCCCCCGCCACATCATGCGGATCATAAAAACCAACACCGACCGAGAGAGAGCAAGCTAATGACCGAGATCCTCGCCACCAGCGCCCTGCTGACCGTCGCCTACGCCCTGTTTGCCCTGATCGCCGCATGGTACGTCCTGCGGGTTTTCGACAGACTGGGCCGCGTCCATTTCAAAACCACCATCGGGAGGATTTCCAGTGACCCCAAAGCCGCCGCTGTTTATTTTGGCTGCCGTTTTATCGGCGTTTGCCTGCTCGTCGGCCTGGTCGTCGGCCTTGCCTGACCGATACGACCTGCAGATCCGGCAGGCCGCGAAGCGGTACCTGCCCGGCTACGACTGGCGGCTCTGGAAGGCCCAGCTTTACCAAGAGAGCCTACTGCAACCAGATGCCGTCAGCCCGGTCGGCGCCCGTGGATTGGCGCAGTTTATGCCCGGCACCTGGGCCGAAGTGGCGCAGCAGCTCGGGTACCAGGGCATCAGCCCCCACGCTGCAGGACCGGCCATCACCGCCGGGGCGTTTTACCAGGGCCGCATGATCAGCATCTGGAAAGCCCCACGACCGGCCGCAGATCGGTACAGCCTGGCCGCCGCCAGCTACAACGCCGGGGCGGGCAATATCATCAAGGCCCAGAAAGCCGCCGTGGGCGCCGTCGGGTATGACGAGATCATCGCCGCGCTGCCGCAAGTGACCGGCCACCACGCGAAGGAAACCACCACCTACGTCCAGCGCATCTGGGGGTACTTCAAGCAGCAACTGCTCGAGAGGAGGGCGCCATGACCAAAACCCTGATCACCATCACCGGCGCGATGACCCTGCTGACCGCCGCCAGCCTGTGGCTACTTGAGGACGCCCACCAGCAGATCGGGGCGCTGGAGCTAGAGGTGTTCGATGCCGCCCAGCAACTCAACCAGGCGCAGCAGCAGAACGCCCGGCTTGACCGGATCACCCAACAGCAACAGGAGGCCCAGCACCGTGAACAGCAGCGACTCCAGCAGCAGATCAACGCGCTCCGTCAGGCGAAAGGCGACGCATGCGCTGACAGCCCTGTCCCTAGCGACATTGCTGACCTCTTGCGCACGGCAACCCGTGGTTAATCCGATATGCCCGCCGGTCCCCGGCGCTCTGACGCAACCGCAGCCGGTACCGGACCTGACCCGCAACCCAGCATGGCGGGACGTGGCCATCTACGCCGCCCAGAGCAACAGCGCCCTGCAGCAGTGCAACGCAGACAAGCAACGGATACAGGAATGGAACAATGACCTGGATTAACCGCATCGTCGGCCACGACACGGTCGACCCCAAAACGCTGACCGCCAACCCGAACAACTGGCGAAACCACCCGGACAGCCAGCGCCGAACCCTTACGGCGGCCATCAACCACCTGGGATGGATTCAGCAGGTGATCGTCAATAAGACCACCGGCCACTTAGTCGACGGCCACGCCAGACTGGAGGAGGCCATCGCTAACGGGGAGGCCGAGATCCCTGTGGTGTACGTCGAGATGGACGAGGAGACAGAGCAGAAAGCCCTGCTAACCCTGGATCCCATCGGCGCAATGGCCGGGAAGGATAACGCCATGCTGGAATCCCTCGCGGGCCAGATTGACAGCATGCCCGCCGAGCTGGAAGCGATGCTGAACATGCTCACGCGGGAAGATGACGACCTGCCGCCGGTTGAGGACTTCGATATGCCAGACGAGGACAACTACGCCGAGCAGTACGGGCTGATCGTGACCTGCTCCGACCACGAACACCAGGCCGAGGTTGTCAGCCGACTGACCGCCAGGGGCTACACCTGCAAGGGGATCACCGTATGACCTGGAACAACCGAATCGTCGGTCACGGCCTGGAAGTGCCGTCTGAACTACTGGCCAACCCGCAAAACTGGCGCATCCACCCGCAAATCCAGCAGGGCATGATGGAAGGCGCCCTGGAGGAAATCGGCTGGATTCAGGAGGTGGTGGTGAACCAGCGCAGCGGCTACCTGATCGACGGCCACCTGCGCGTCATGATCGCTATGCGCAACGGGGACAAGCCGATGCCGGTCCTCTATGTCGACCTGGACGACCAGGAGGAGAAAACCGCCCTGGCAACCCTGGACCCGATCAGCAGTCTGGCCGATGAGGACACCGCGTTATTCCACGACCTGCTGGAATCGGTCACCTTCAGCGACCACAACCTGCAGGAATGGGCGGCCGAGCTGCTGGAACCCCCTGAGATCGACGAGGACGACCAGGACATCGACACCAGCGCCGTGGATGAACCCGAGCAGGGCCAGGCCGCCGTCCTTGTAACGCTGGATTCAGAGAATGCACAGGCCCGCGCCTACGAGGAGCTGACCGAACTGGGCTACGACGTGAAGGTGGTGAATACATGAAGATTGAAGTCAGAAACCAGTGTACCGACTACAGCAGCTACCGCGCCGCACGGGTAAAAAGCCTGTTCAACGTAGACAGCGGGGCCAACTTCAGCCTGGACGCAAACCTGGACATTGACGACGGCGACTGGCAGATCGGCCTGATTGTAGGGCCAAGCGGGAGCGGCAAAACCTCCATCGGCCGTCAGCTTTTCGGGGGCGGGCACATCTACGAACCGGGGGATAGTTGGCCGAAGGACAAACCGATTATCGACGTGATAGCAGGGGATGGCGACTTCGACGCAGTCACCGGCGCATTGTCGGCAGTAGGACTTGGATCGGTTCCGAGCTGGCTGCGCCCATACCATGTGCTGTCCAACGGCGAAAAGTTCCGCTCCGACCTTGCCCGCCTTATCAGTGAAGCCCCGGACCAGGTGATCGTGGACGAATTCACCTCCGTGGTGGACCGGCAGGTGGCCAAGATCGGCGCCGCCGCCTTCGGAAAAGCCTGGCGACGCACCGGCAACAAGTGCGTCCTGCTGTCGTGCCATTACGACGTGATCGACTGGCTAGAGCCTGACTGGGTTTTCGACACCGCAGAGCGCAGCTTTGCCAGGGGGTCACTTTGGCAACGGCCGAAATTTGAACTCGAAATCGTACGAACGGACTGGCGCTACTGGCCAGAGTTTGAGCCGCATCATTATCTGAAAATTCCGAAGATGATCGGCGCCTGCTGCTACGTCGGCGTAGTGAACGGGGAGCGAGTCGCCCATATTGCCGTGGCCTGCAAGAACAAAGGCAAGGCAGTGGAAGCTAGAGCCTGCCGCATGGTGATTAAGCCCGAATGGCAGGGCGCAGGCGTCGGCATGAAGTTCCTGAACGCTGTGTGTGAGGCGCAAAAGCAGGGTAGTCCACTGGCGCGACTACCAGGGCGAAAGGTAACAACGATCTTTCACACCAGCCACCCAGGGCTGGCAGCCGCCCTTCGGCGGGACCGACGCTGGCACCAGGTGAGTGCCAACCTGCACGGAGGCAACAAAGCCAAAAGCGCCAAGAGCATGAAGAAAACCAGTAACCTCGGTATGGGTACCGGCTTCGGGGGCCACATGCGAGCTGTGCAAGGATTTAGATACTACGGGGATGGCAACCAGGCATGAGCGCAAGACAGCACCAGGACAAGCTGCACGTTTACCTATGCGGGCAAAAGTGGATCGGGGCACAGGTTTACAAGGAGCTGAAGCACAGCCCAGACGTCGAACTGGTCGGCGTATCCAGCCCCAGGGGAACTGACGACCATCCCGACCGATTGATGCGCCAGGCCGAGCTGTACCACACCCCGTGGATGGAGGCAGGCAAGCTGAACGGCCAGACCCTGCCGGAAGGCGTAGACCTGATCGTGTGCGCCCACAGCCACGACTTCATCAGCGAGAAAACCCGCCTCCGCGCTACTTATGGCGGCATCGGCTACCACCCCAGCCTGCTGCCGCTGCACCGGGGCAAGGACGCGATCCGCTGGGCGATCAAGATGGGAGACCGAATCACCGGGGGCACCGTTTACCGACTCAGCAACAAAGTGGACGGGGGCGACATTCTGGAACAGCAATGGTGCTTTATACGACCAACCGACGACGCCCAAGAGCTGTGGCGCCGTGACCTTGGGCCAATCGGCGTCGATCTGCTACTGAAAGCCGTCCACCGCATTGCCGAGCATGGATTTATCCAGGGACACGAACAGGATGAGAAACTGGCAACCTGGGAACCGAGCATGGACGCCCCGCCAGTTCACCGCCCCGACCTGATTATGCTGGGCCACGACCCCGCCGCTTGACCCATAGGAGCTTGACGCATGATGAAACGGGAAAAGGCCACACTACGACGCGCAAAAGCCCTCGGGCTACGCAAGGCCGGTATGACCTACGAGCAAATAGGGGAGATGATGGGATGCACCCGGCAGAACGCCCACCAGCTCGTCACCAAAGCGCTGCAGGAAATTCGGATCAAGGGAGAGCAGGACGCAGAGGACATCAAACTGCTGGAGCTTGAGCGGCTGGACACTTTCTTCATGGGGCTGTGGCAGAACGCCAAGAAGGGCAACGTCCAGGCAGTCGACCGCGCCCTAAAGATCATGGAGCGCCGCGCCAAGCTGCTCGGCCTGGACGCACCGTCGAAAATCGCACCCACCAGCCCGGACGGGGAGGCACCCTACAAGGGCATGACCGAGCGGGAGCTGGATCAGCGCATTGCCGAGCTGCAGGCCAAGCTGGGGGAGGACGCCTAAGTGTCCGCCG